GTCCCAGCGCAAGCAATCGCGGCGCACTGCTGTACTGCGCGCCAGCCGCTGGGCAGTCTTGAGCAGATACTCTGCGCTGTTGTGGGCTTGGGTGCCACGTTCCGCGGCTACGTCGCGCTCTTGAATAGCAGCTCCAGGCCCGTAACGGCGGTCCATGCTGGATGCCCATTGCTCCAGCCCAGATTGGTCTGATGTAGCACTTAAAATGCTGGTGACACTGTGGTAAACAGTTCCAGCCTGATCCCTGTAAATGCGCGAAGGGCCCGAGTCATCACGGGTTAAGCTCCAGTGCCTTAATGCGGCAAGTGCGTCTTGGGTGGATGTCAAGATACACTATGCCCCATTATCTATAGCCTAGCAAAAAAGAAGCCCCTGTGCAAGGGGCTGGGGTCTTACAGGCTGGTGTTCCTTGGCTGCTGGCCTATGAAAGGGCGAATGAACCCTCGGTACCACCAGCAGGGCACGACGGCCACCCAGTTCTGTTCCACTTAAGAGGTGCGCCTACCGCATGGCCCGAGCAGTAGCTCCGTTGTGAAATGGGCAGAAACTCCACGCAACATTACCACTGCGCTGCCCTGCCCCAGTGCTCAGCTCGCCTTGAATGGGTTGCCGCCGTTGATCAGCCGTGAAATGTCGAAGCCGGCAGCCTTGGCATCGCTCCACGCCTCATCGATCTCGGCTTGGGTGCCCTTCTTGCGGGGGCCAGGCAGCAACTTGTACTCCGTATCAAGACCCGAGCCTTTCTTGCTCAGCACAAAGTCCCACGCCATCAAATCGGAGTAGTCGTCTGACTGGCTGATTGCATCGAGTTCGCGGATGATGCCCTTTTGAGTGACACTCAAAACCTGCACTGTGCTGGTTTCGTAGTTGTAAACTGGCACGGCGATGGCGAACTTGATGTCAACTCCACCGCTTACTTTTTCGCGGGCGACATAATCGCCAAGCTCGGCATTGATGTCTTCGTTGGTGGGCTCGTAGTCGAACCTGAATGGCTTGTTGCTGCCGTCAGGCGCTTGGCCCCAGCACTCGTAGAACTCCAGCGGCTGGTCCGACAGCAGTGCAAAGCGAACCGAAGAGCCTGACGAAATCTTGCTGGGGTTGAGGTAGCCGCCTTGGGCGCTGTTGGAACTGACTGCGGCAACTGCGGTCTTGGAAAGAAAACTCATGATTGGTGTTGGTGTGTTTGGTGAGCTGTGGGGGCTCCAGCCAAATGTAGCACAGTTGACGCGCTGCTTACCATGAAAAACGCCCCCGGCGTTGATCGGAGGCGTAGCAAAACCTTTCTTCTGTAGGACTTTAACACGTGTCTCACGCTTCTCAAGAGCTTCTCACTTTTGTGCGCCAACTCCCTGAAGGGATGGCCTACTGCCCCATCTACGCCAAGGATCAACTGCTCCAGTCCGGCAAGGTCAGCAAAGGCAAAACACCGCTGGAACGGTCTCACCACACCGTGATGACACCTGCGGATGTTGCGCTGCAGATCGAGCGCAAACCTGCGGTGTTCCAGGCCGTGGGTGTGTTCACCGGGCCGCGCTCGCAAGGGCTGGTGATCCTTGATGTGGACCGAAACCTCTCGAAGCTGCGCAAAAAGTGGAAGGACTCGCTGGATGGTGCTCCAGTCATCACCAGCACCAAGGCCAACGCTGCGAAGTACCTGTTTCGCGTGCCTGAGGCGCTGTGGGCAGCGGTGGGCGGTTTTGGGTTGTCGGACACTGGCGCGGGCTATGAGGTCCTGTGGGGCCGCCAGGGGGTCCTGTACGGGGCTTACCCCGGCTCCAGCGATGGGAAGGCCCCCGAGGGGTTCTACGGCCTTACAGGCGATCTGGAGGCCATTCCAGAGGCTCCAGCGTGGTTGATCGCGGAGATGAAGGACGCCGGTGGCCGCGAGGTGCAAGATGCCGGGTTTATTAAGAACCGTAAAGCCATTGATTTTTCGGATCGGGAGGCCGCTGAAGTCGCCGAAATCATTCAGTGCGCCCTCAAGATCATCCCGCCCCAGGGCACAGGCAGCCGCGATCACTGGGTGAAGGTGGGCATGGCGATCCATTCGGAGCTGCCCAACGACCTTGGCCTCATGCTTTGGGCGGCATGGTCAGCAGATGACCCCGAGTACGCCGATGAATGGGCTGGCTCCAACCCCTGCGAGGGCGTGTGGCGGTCCTTCAAGAAAGGCCCCGTCAGCTTGGGCTCGCTGTTCTACATGGCAGATCAGCAGATGCCGGGGCGGCTTTGGCTGCCAGAAGACCTGCGGCGCATCGTCACCGACCTGGAAGCTGCTACGCCCGATGAGGTGTTGCCCCAGTTCCGCGACATCATTGAGGCCACTAAAGAAGCGCTCCAGCTAGAGAACCCCGCGGAGCAGCAGTACGCCTTGCACAAAATCGCGTACAAAGCGCGGATGCGGGATGCGTTCCAGCTCGAAAAAATGTACGTGGATCAAATCCAGTACGAGTCTCAAGCTGAGACGATGACCGTGGGTGAGTTGTTCAAGAAAGACTTCAAGCGCAGCTACCTGATCCCGGATTTGCTACCGAACCCATCGGTTGTGCTGATTTATGGCGCGGGCGGTGATGGCAAATCCATGGCCGCTTGGACCATCGCTAAGCACGTTGCTACGGGAACCCCGTTTGTGATTCGCGGTAAACACGTGCCTGTTGATGCGGGGCCCGTGCTGCTGCTCAATGGCGATCAGCCGCTGGTGCAGCTCCAAGAGCAACTGGAGGAGGTGGAAATGCCTGAAGACGCTCCAGTCACCCTGCGTACAGATTGGTCGCTCCAGGCCTATGCGCGGTTTCAGAAGCTCGTGCAAAAGGTGCGCCCCAAGCTCGTGGTGATCGACTCGTTGATCGGTTGCTCAGGCGGTAGGGCGTTTGACGAAAACAAGTCCGACTTCGCCACGCCGCTGTACTGGCTGACCCGCAACAACGGGGTGCTGTTCCCCGCCACCACAATCCTGATCATTCACCACGCCAACAAGACCGGCGGCTTTAGGGGCACCAGCGCCATCCGCGACGCCGTGGATGAAACCTGGAGCATGAAGCGCCCCACCGAAAAGCAGGCGCTGGAAACTGGGCCTGATGTTCGACTGATCTGCATCGAAAAATCGCGCTCTGGACGCGGAGGCACCACTCTGCTGATGCGCCAAGAGCAAGACCTCTCCTTCAGCCTTTCGGATTGGACTCCTGAAATAGATGCGGCTACGGAAAGCCGGCCCTCCACCGCCACTGATCGAGTGCTCCAACGCTTGCGGGTGTCGTACCCCAACAGCAAAACGCGGGAGGAACTAAACGCGGATCCGTTGTGCGGAGGCAGCGTGGCCGCAATCCGTAAGTCGCTCCAGCGCTTGGAGAAGCGGGGGTTGGTGGTTAGTACTGATGCACCACAGCAACTGGGGGCTAAAGGCAGAGCAGCCAAGCTCTACACGGCTGTTTTATCTCTCTCGCGGGGAGAGAGTGATATAGGGGGTCCCATAGGGGCAAATCCCAGTCGTGGAGCGGATTGTGAAATGGGACAACCAGATGAAAATTTGGAGAGTGTCCCGTTTAATTTGGCTGGTGCGTCGGTGAAAGGGACACTTTCTCTGAAAAAGAGACCGAGTCCCATTACAGATCCCTTGCAGCAGAAGGAATCTGCTCAAGTGGACACCTCTACGGAATATCCCCACGCGCGCGTGCGCGAGGAACAGCACCGCACCGCCGCTGAACTGGAGCGGTTGGTGGAGCAGGCCGAGTGGGATTGATCCGAAATCTCCCTAGCGTTGCGTCAGCAGTCGTCTGGCTGCTGGCGCTGTTGCTCTGGAGGACACCACGCATGGCCAAATCCAAGCCTCAGCCCAAGCAGCCCAGAAAGCCTGTGCTGTTCTTTGCCCAAGGACCGGTGCCCGATGAGGTGCTGGCGATTATGCGGTTCTGCTACTTCAGGCAGGGCCGCGCCAAGTCAGTCGAGGAGTACCGCCTGTTTGACGAGGATGGGGCCGTGGAGCTGCTCCACATGGCGCTGGGCACCGCCCTGAACCAAGGGGCGGATGTCTCGGTCATCACCCCGTACGACTTAGAGGACCTTGGTCTGGAGGACCTGCTAACAGCCTCTTGACAAACCCTTGACTCGTGTACTACAACGTGTGTGGCCTTACCTACACACCCCACATGATCACAGAAACAAACGTGCCCAACGCCAAGCTCTCCGGCTGGTACTTCACCGTTCAGCACTGCAAATACCTTGTTGAGCAGCGCATTGCTGAAACTGAAGCTCAGGGATGGAACGCTCAGTACGACCGCCACCACCTGGAGCGATTGGAAGACATGGAGCTGTTTTTGAAAATGAGCTGGGATTTTTATATGGATTCATTGATGGATATGGCTAAGTTCGCTATGGCTCCACGTCCTGAAGAGGTGCAGCAGTGATGGCTGATGTTCTTGACATTCACGAGTTGCGATTCGATGGACCCGACCGTCTTGTGGTTGAAGCTGTGGTGGACCAGATGGTCCTTACGCGGCCAGGCTCTCACATCGATCCACCCGAGTGGGGGCCTGCCTTGTGCCGAGGCTCCATGCACTTTTCAAGTGAGGATTTGATGCCCGCCACTGATGCGCAACTCAAGCAAATGCTTGGTTATCGCATCGACGATTGGGCGCCAGTCGACTTAACCGACTTCTTTGATTTTGGTGCAGATGACTGATCTAAGTTCTACGCTGACGGAACGCGGCAAGCGTTACGGCGACTTTTACGGTCATGCCCGCGTGACGATGGACCTTAAATCTGTGGTGCGCTCGGAGTTACAAAAGCGCAACAAAACGCTTGCCGACGATCAGCAGGAAGCACTCGACATGATCTTCCATAAGATCGGTCGCATCATCAACGGTGACCCGGATTATTACGATTCGTGGCACGACATTGCGGGTTACGCAAAACTCGTCGAAGACCGTTTATTGCAGAAAAGTAGTAATGGCCGATGCGCTGCCCAAGAGTGATCGCCGCGCCAAGGGCGAGGGGCGGAACTTTACGGTCAATATCAGGATGAGCCGCGAGGAGATCGAGGCTGCCCGCAAACTCGGCGGTGGCAATGTCTCCATGGGATTCCGCCAAGCCATCCGCTATGCCTGCTGGCGCGAAATGCGTCCCACGAGTCTCAGCACCATGCTGCGCTCCGCCGCCGTGCTCGCCGCCGAACTGGAACAACGGTGACTGGTGTGCTACATTAAATCTGTACCTCAGCCTGACTTGGCATGGACTACCTTTTTGGGATCCAGCACCTGCACCAGTTCGACAGCTCCACGCTGATCGCCTTTGACACCGAGACTACGGCGCTGCGGCCCAAGTTTGGGGGCTTGCGGTTGCTCCAGCTGGCCGCCCCCAACGTGGAGCTGCCGCTGGTGATTGACTGTTGGCAGCTCAGCGATGATGACTGGGTCAGGCTGGAGGAGTTTTTCGGCGTTGACCGCGTTTATGTCGCGCACAATGCGGTGTTTGACCTGGCATGGCTCCAGGAGCAGGAGATTTATGTGCAGGGCAAGGTGCGCTGCACGATGCTGGCCAGCCGTGTACTGACAAACGGCATCCCAAACCTCAGGCATGGCTTGGCGCCAGTAGCGGCGCGATACCTTGATCAACACGTAGACAAGGAAGAACAGGCCAGCGACTGGTCTGCTGCAGACCTGCGGCCCGAACAGGTTGAGTACGCCGCCAACGATGTGGTGGTGCTGCTGCAGATTTACAACAAGGTGCTGGATCGGCTGGCAGATGGACGGTTGATGCGGGCGTGGCTGCTGGAATGTGCAGCGCTGCCGGCAATGGCCTCGCTCTGGCGCAATGGACTGCCCTTTGACCGCGACACCATGCTCCAGCTCAAAGCCGAGCTGGTGGAGGACAACGAGCGGTTGGGCGATGAGTTCATCGTTGAACTGGATGCGGCGTTGCCCGAAGGGCACAAACTGCCGCGGTTGCTTGATGGCAACATCAACCTGAACAGCAAAGCAAGCGGGCGTGGGGCCGCCAAGGTGCCAGCCGGGTTCAACCTCAACAGTCCCAAGCAACTGCTGGCTGTGTTTACGGCGCTGCTCGGTGAGCAACCGGTGGATGCCAACGGAAAGCCCAGTGCGTCCAAGGATTCGTTGAAGGAGTACGTCGGTGATCACCCGGTGGTGGCCAGGTACCTCAAGTGGAAGCGGGTGGAGAAAGCGCGGCAGATGGTTGAGGCGCTGATCAACCACCAAGACCCTGATGGTTTTGTGCGCGCCAGCTACATGCAGGCTGGGGCAGATACGTTTCGGATGAGCTGCAATTCGCCGAACCTGCAGCAGGTGCCGCGGGATCCCAGGTTTCGCACCTGTGTCCAAGCTCCAGACGGGTGGAAGCTGGTGGTGGCGGACTACGCGCAGATGGAGTTGCGGCTTGCGGCGGCAGAAGCACAAGACCCGTTGATGATCCGTGCGTTCCAAGAAAACCTTGATCTTCACACCCTTACCGCCATGCAGATTTATGGCGTAGCAGAAGAGGAGGTCACCAAAGATCAGCGGCAAGTTGCAAAGTCAGCCAACTTTGGTCTGCTGTACGGCTCTGGTGCAAAGGGACTGCGGAACTACGCCGGCAGTCAAGGCATCTATATGACGCACGAGGAGGCTGGTGAGATCCGCGACAAGTTCCACGCCGCGTACACCGGCATCCACACGTGGCAGCGCGATGCAGCACAGGCAGCAAACAGATCGCAGGGCAAACGCGGTGAGGTGCGGGTGCGGGTTTCAGAATTAAGGCGGTTTTTGCCTGGCGATAAAAACCGGCTGACCACTCGCTGCAATACGCCGATTCAAGGCGCTGGTGCGGCAGTGCTTAAGCGCACGCTTGGGAAACTATGGCCGCTGCTCCAGGCAGATGGGGATGAAGTGGTGAAGCTGTCGGCTGTGGTGCACGACGAGGTGGTGCTGTTGGTGCGCGATGAACACGCGGAAACGTGGGCGCTCCAGCTGGCTGGGGTGATGCAGGATGCGGAGGCTGAATGGCTTGGTGACGTGCCAGCGCTGGCAGAAGCCAAGATCGGCACTACGTGGAAAGAGGCGAAGTAGGCAAAACGCCTACTTGGCCCACAACTCCTCGACGATCTTTTTGTATTTCGCAGGAAGGGTGGCCGCGTCCTGGCGGTGAATGTTGAGGTGGCCGCGACGCAGCAACTCGGCGTGGTACATGAATTCCCCGAAGGCCTTGGCGCTTTCGGGGATGTTTTGTCTGGCGTAACGCTCCAGTGCGGTAGCCATAGAACGAAGATTGCGCTGCATGGCCATAATGGTTTGACCGGTTCCGCAAGTCTATGCAGGGCCGTACAGGCAGACAGATCATCATGGCGCGGTTGCAGCAGGCGGTGGCTAAATCCACCACCGCTGATTTGCAACGCGCCGCACAGCTGCTCGAATTTGCGTACGACGTAAGGAAAGGGTGCTCCAAGCAGAGGGCTGGGGCACGTAAGGCGCAGTCGCAAGCCTGGAAAAAGAACGTGGATGATGACCTTCGCTGGTGAGGCTTGTGTACTATGTGTCAGAGGAGACACACGACATGCCTTCACAGCACGGTTCCAAGTTCTACTGCCAGCTTTTGATTGATCCGCACCGCTACAAACTTGCGGAGCAGCTCGCTGAAAAGCGCGGCAAAAAGGTGACAGCCGTGCTGCGGGATCTGGTGTACGAAGCACTCGAAACCAATTACTCCAAGGAGGAATACCGCAAAGCTGCATGGGCAGATGCGGAGGTGTGGAACGATTCGGTGCGGAGGCGTGTCAACTCGCGTCGCAGCAAAGATGGATAAGCCTTCGGTATGTAACGCGAGCCTCAACTCCAGCTTCAATGATCTAATGTGTCACAGCAGTCACTCAGACACATGACGCGCTACATCATTCGAGTCGGCGATCGGTGGGTAACCGCGATCTACGACACACGCAGCAACGGTATCGGCTTCACCAGCCGCAAGGAGGATGCGTCTAGTTGGTCTCGTTATGAGACTGCGCAGGACAAAGCGCTGGTGCTCCGCGGGATTTTTGCGCAGGAAGTGTGCATCGAGGCACGTGAGGAGCCAGACTATCCCCGCTCTTGGAATCTGCAACCCCAGGCCGCATGAACCCTGACTGCAACCCAATCGAACAGCAGGCTCGCCAAGACGAGCTGGATACGCTGTACTACAAAGATGAACGTGATGACCCGGCACATCCGTTTCATGCGCTTTATACCAACCTCTACCTCTCCTCCAAAGGTAATGACGGACATTCAAATTGAAATGGCTTTTGAAGATTGGTGGCGGGAATCGTATCCTGCTGCTCCAGCCAACAAACAAGCAGTCTCGTCACACGTAGCTTTTGCTTCGCACGTGCTGGCGTTGGTTGAACTGCTTCGTGAATACGAGGACGCCAAGCGACAAAACGCGCTTTGATTACAGGTGGTGCTGGCTTTATCTGGATCTCGCTGTAAATCAATGGGCAGTTACACGGGGATCGACACGTACTTGTCGGAAATTTCGCGCTACCCACTTTTGACGCCGCAGGAGGAAATCCAGCTGGGACGTCAGGTGCAAGACATGCTCCAGCTGCAGCAGTTGGATCGGGAGTTGACGCCTGATGAAAAGCGTGTGGTCAAACGGGGGGAGCGCGCCAAACAAAAGTTTGTGCGGGCCAACCTCAAGCTGGTGGTCTCAGCGGCTAAGCGCTATCTGCATGTGGTCAAGACCATGGACCTGATGGACTTAGTCCAGGAAGGAAACCTTGGGTTGATTCGTGGGGTAGAAAAATTTGACCCCAGTCGGGGGTACAAATTTTCGACTTACGCCTACTGGTGGATTCGGCAGTCCATCAACCGCGCCATTGCTACGCGGGAACGTGCCATCCGCTTACCCGGTAAGGCGCAGGAACTCGCCACCAGCTGGAACACGGCTATGCGGAATCTGCATAACCAGCTGGGGCGGGCACCGAAGCTGCAGGAGATTGCGACCTACTTCAAGGTCAGCCTGCACGAGGTGGAGCACTTTGTGCAGGTCGGCATGTCGCCAACGATCTCGCTGGACATGGCCATGCGGGATGAAAGCAACATGTCGTTTGTGGACCTGATTGAGGATCACAACAACGTCGGTGGTACCGAGGCCATGGAAAAAGCCATCCTTGATGAGGACACGTTCCAGCTAGAGATGGCGATGACCGTGCTCAGCAACAAAGAGAAGGAGCTGGTCAGCCGGCGGTGGGGATTGCAGGGGCGGGAACCTGAGACGCTGGTGCAGATTGGCAAGACCATGAACATCAGCCGCGAACGGGTGCGCCAGTTACTCGACATCGCACAGCGGAAGCTGCAGTATCAGCTGAACAACACCAAAAAGTTCAGGCGGTACGAGTCACCGCAGCAACAGGAGATAGCGCCACCACTGGCGGCGGGGTACTTCACGTAGAAACTCCGCTTTCTCCAGCTCGGCGATACGATGGGTGGCCTGGCGGATGATGGCCTGCTGCATTGCGTTTTGCTGCAACAACGAGCACGCCAGCTCAGTTGTGGCATAAGGGTTTTCGGGCCCATGCCTTTGTACGTCGTGTACGTGTTGGAGCAATTGGGCTTCCGCCGACAGCGTTAGCTCAGGCACCATCCACTTCATCGAATCCATGGCGGGAACTTAGGAGGAGGCGTATGACTAACACACTAGACATGGTTGCTCCAACCATCATATTCATCAACGACAATCACGGCGGATACTGGGAAATTAACTACGCCGGCATGGTGCGGCGACACCAGCAGGATTGGCAGGCATTTACGTTTTATGAAATGGCCTGCGCGCTCTACAACATCAATCGTGCAGCAAACTCGCTTCCCAGCTGCGGCACACCAGACGCAACAGACTGAGATAATCCATCCCCGCGGTACTGGGCAAGTTGAGTTTGCCGCTGCCGTGGATCATTAAATGGCTGGGCACTAGCTCGTAGTTGGTTGTGGTGCTGCGCTCATAGCTTGCGCTTCAGCAGCTCGGCGTTTTGGTTGAAGTCGTAGTTGATGACGACTGTGAGGAGTTGCGGCATCAGTAGTCCCAGCGCACGCGGGGTCTGCCGGCACGGATGCCGAGATGCACAAAACCCTTGGGGGCGCCATAGCCGAGCGAGTACGGCCAGTTTTTGTCGCACCAGTCCTGCAGGTGGTTGATGTTCACCTCGCGGATGTAAAAGTCAACCGCTCCAACGCCTGGTGCGTTGTAGAGGTGCTCGCTGCCGGATGCGCCACCTACAGCGCGGTTGATTGCGGCGGGTCTGTAACCGCTGGTGATGATTACCGGCTTGCTGCCGAACTTAAGCCGCGCACGCTCCATAAATGCCGCCAGCTCGACTGCAGTGTCCACCTGATACTGGTGGTCAAAACGCCGCGCTTCTTGATCCAGCGCGAACTCGCCGATGCGGATGTGGGGCGTGATGCGTGCTGAAAACGGGCTGCTGGGCGTCAACTTGGCCGGTTGCTGTTGGACTGCCGGTGCAAATTTGCTGCCACTCCACAGCTGACCCTCGGCTTCACGGCGGCGGCGCAATCCTTCCTCAAATTGGCTGCCGGGGTTGCGGTACAGCAGCATCGCAGCGGGCACCTCATCCCACTTGCGGTCGCGTAGCTTGGCGCTGATCGTTTCAAAGTCGGGCACCAGCCCGTAAAAGTCAGCTCCAAGGTTGTAGGCGAAGCTGATCAGCGCGCACTTCTGGTGGTCTTCCATTTCGCGCCAGTGCGGCACGGTGGTGCGCAGTTTGTCGGCGATGCGCTCCACTTCCCGTCTGAACAGGGAGTCGGCTTCGATGCGGTTGATCTTGTCGCCCTGCTTGACGCGGCGGCCATCGCTATAGCGCGTGGTACCCCAGCCGATCGTCCATACCCCCGCGGGGCAGCGGTACGCATCAAGATGACACCCCTCAAATCGCTGGATCAACGTCATCGCAGCAGTCAAGTCACCCTGCTTGCCGTCTTGGCTCCACGTGGCAAACCACGGCTGGTCGCGGTTCAGCAGATCCGGTGCAACTTTCAGCAGTGCTGCTTCAAGCTCGACGATGGCCGCGGCCTGGTGCGGCAACCCACGCCAGTAACGAAACAGCGATTCAAGTCTGACTGGTGTCTTCGCCACGTTGCCACGGTGCATGGATGGACATTGCGCCACCAAGCAGGCGGCTATCGCCAGTCTGCAGCTCATCGTCGATTGGGTGCTCGACGATCACCGGCTCTGGCTCTTTCGGTTGTGCTGCGTGCCAGTCAGCTTCGGCCTGGTCCAGCT